TGTTATTAGTAATAATATAGTTATGTAAATCCTGGGGATGATGTTCTAAATATAATATTCCTTTATTGGTATCCGCGTCTAATAAATTTATAACACCGTCTACATTTTCAAGCTTTTGTAAACTTTCATATTCGTTGTAAAATGTTTTAATATTATGAATTTTTTTTTTAACACCTCTGGTAGTTAATCTTATAACGCCGGTAGAAGAATAAAACTTCATATTATTAATATAATAAAATAAATATATTATAAATATCAAATTTTTTAAGGAATCATACTGGCTTTAATAGACGGGTGGTAATTATAATTGCTAATATTAAAACTAGCATAATCTAGACTATTAATATCTAATTTTTTCAAAATTTCTAATTTAGGAAATTGAAGTGGGTGCCTACTTAACTGAGTTCTAACTTGTTCGATATGATTTTCATAAATATGTGCATCTCCAATTACAATATTAATTTTACCAGGATTTATGTCAGTTATATTAGCCAGAATATATGTTAGTGTTGCGGTGGATGCTATATTAAATGGGACTCCTAGAAATACGTCCCCCGAACGCTGATACATCATGCAATCTAAATATTTTTCTCCAGTAATTTTATCATTTCTAACATAAAATTGATAGGAAATGTGGCAAGGCGGTAAAGCCATTTCATCTAATTGACCCGGGTTCCAAGCAGTCATAAACATTCTTCGAGAAGTAGGTTTATTTTTAATTAAATCTATTATATTTTGTAGCTGGTCTACCCCTTTACCCGAATAATCTGCTTTACATCCTTTATATTCGGCGTTAAAATGTCTCCATTGAAATCCATATATAGGACCACATTCTCCTTCTTCGTAATGTTCTAATCCTATACTATCTAAGTATTCTCTTGTAGAATTACCTTTCCAAATTCGGACTTTATCCTTTTCAAGGTCCTTCGAATTAGTATTAGCATTTATAAACCACAGTAATTCTTTAAGAATACCTTTCCAATACATTTTTTTTGTAGTTAACAATGGAAATGATTTGCTAATATCAAAATTCATTTTTACCCCAAATAAAGAAATCGTTTTTGAATTTCGTGTAGTTCGCATCTCGCCATTTTTAAGAATTTTATCTAAAAGATTTAGATATTGATATTCCTGATTATTAATAGATAAAATATCGGTAAGTTCATTAATTTTAACTGGTAGTTTTTTAGCGAGATAAAATGTCTTAGTTATTATATTACAAGGATTATCTGTTAAAAATTCGATTCCTTTCGTGGTATCATCGATAACTTTTGATATATTATAGTCGTTAAAATTTATATCTGGGAAAAATGTATCTCCATAATTAATTTTAGGGACTTTTACAATAGTTAATATTAATTCGTCAAAAAGATTATTATCATTAAAATATTTATAAATTGATTCTCCTCCGATTACATAAATATTTTCTATAAATGTATATTTTTTAAGTTGTTCCAAAATATTCTCTACAGATGTATTTATTATTAATAACTCACCCGAACGACCTCGCTCGGTTCCTCCTTCCAATAAGGTGTTTTTAGTATCAAGAGAGTTAGATACAACACAATTTACCCTATGTTTTAAAGATTTAGGGATACTATTATACGTTTTTCTACCCATAATAACCGCATTCATATTTCCTGGTTTACTTGTTTTAATAGTAGTATTTCTAAAAAATTTCATATCATTTTTATTAGAAAATATTAAATTCCCCGAACTCCCGATGGCTTTATTATTCGCGAGACATGCTATCCCAATAATTTTTTTAGACATTATTTATAATAATTATTAATATTTTTATGTTTAATTAAATCAAATTAAAGAATTTTAATTATAAATATATTATATATGGCTAAAAATCTGGTCAATAACGTATATAACTATTTTAACACACATGATAATTATAATATTTTAGGAAAAGACAAAGATATACTCAAAATAGGAAACGTATTAAACTCAATATTTATTAATCGCGCCGATATGAATATTCCTAAATTAATAGTGGTTGGTAGTCAATCAAGTGGGAAATCTAGTATTTTAAATTCTATATTAGGGTTAGATATTTTACCGACTGGTTCTAATATGGTAACGAGGGGTCCACTTCAACTGGAATTGATACAATCTATTAAAGACGTGTACGCTGTTTTTGGTGAATATATGAACGGTTCCTGGGTTGAAATTAAAAAAATTAGTTTAAGTATACCATCTCCAACTAATGACGAAAAGCGAGAAATAAGCTCTTTAATAAAATCTATTACTAATGAATATGCTGGTGAAGGAATGAATATAACCCCCACGCCAATTTATTTGAGAATTTATTCACCCAATATACCAAATTTAAGTATGGTCGATCTTCCCGGATTAACTATGGTTGCTTGCACCGATAAAGGACAACCAAAGGATATTAAAGATAGAATAAGGCGGTTATTATCAAGTTATATTAAAGACGAGAGTTCTATTATTATGGCGGTGATGCCAGCTAGAACCGATTTAGAAGCTGATTTGGCTCTAGATTTAGTTAAAGACCACGACCCCGAAGGGTTAAGAACTGTCGGTATTTTAACTAAATTAGATTTAATGAATGAAGGAACTGATATAACAAATTATTTAGAAAATAAAATTTCCCGCGACCTCCAGTTAAAATTGGGTTATTATGGGGTTAAAAACAGAGATAAAATACAAATGATGGAATGTAATGCCTTAGATGGGTTAAAATTGGAAGCAGAATATATACATTCGCATAGAATCTACTCTAATTCGAAATATAAAAATAATCTGGGAATACCATCACTTTGTAATAATTTAAGTTCAATTTTAGTAAAAGCATTAAAAAAAAATATTCCAGGGATTTTGGAAAAAATTAATAAAGAACTTTTAGAATCTCAAATCAAATTAGATAAGTTGGGGGCACCAATTCCGGAAGAAGATAGTTTAAAATCGGCATTTATACATAAAACAATAGCTAAGCTGTCCCGTAAATATATATCTGTATTGGAGGACAGGGGTAAAAATATTAATACTGCTCGAAATATAAAAAATCACTTTAAAAAATTAAGAGAAAAACTATCTCTCCTAGACCCTTTCTCAAAAGAATATACTAGCGACCAATATATTAAAAATGCGATAGATAATTGTGAAGGAAACCATATGTCTTTTCCGTCTCCACCTATAGAAGTATTAGAACAAATGCTAAAAGACTCTCGGGTTAAACCATTTAATTTTATATTAGAACCTAGTCATAAATGTTCCCAAGATATATTGGCTGAACTAACTGAATTGTTAGAACTTCTTATTAAAGATATAGGGGTTGACCGATTTCCTAATTTTTCAAAATTAATTTCAACTGTTTTATTGAACGACGTTTTATTAACGGGAATAGATAAATTATATAAAAATATTAGAGCGGAGATTGAGTGTCAAGAAAATTATATATGGACAGACGAAGCATCTTTTTTAAATATATTAGATAAGAATAATACTTGTAATATTGATATTATGAGACTTTTGGCCAATAATTATTACAAATCAATAATTTATATATTACAGGATACTATTCCAAAAAAGATAATGCTTTACCTTGTTAGTTTTTCTGAAAAAAATTTATCTATAAAATTATATTCAAGTATTAAAAATCATGATATTAATGAATTACTTACTGAATACGACGAAATAGAAAATGAAAGAAAATCGCTACAAAAAAACATACTCGAATTAACAAATGCTAAAAAAATGATTGATGAAATATTATAAAATTTATTATGGTTCTTCTTGAATTAAGGAAGGAATTTGTCTTATACGTGCTTTATCTAATAAAATATTTAATTGTTCTTCTCTTTCTTTGCTTTCTTTCATGGCGTATGATGTGGCGCGGAGTAGAGCTAAAGAAATTGAACCCAAACACCCAGCTGCAAATGCTAAATAAGTATAATCGAATACGCCTGCTGAAAAAGACAACACCGTAGAAATAAGCGAGGTTATTAAAGCCATCGCCTCTGTTATATCACCTCCCTTGCGCCATATAAACCTCCATCTTATTGTATCGGCAATATCAAATTCTATTGTCTGATTAAGGGTTTTTTTAATGTTATTTCTGGTTTCGCTGTATAAATATTCACTTATGCGAGAGCCCGAACTTATCGGTTTCTCGATTACGATGGATTCGGAATCATCATTTTGGTGGGAAAGTTCATTCATTACTATTTCATCCTGTTTTTCGGTAACAGACGTGGTGTCATCTACACTTAATGTATTTGTCAAATCGAGGTCTATATCCGAACACTCATGATCATTATTTTTAATATTATGTATAAATTTTTTTAACATTTATACTTAAAATCTATATTTAAGTTTAAATATAAATAATAAGATCTCTTATAAATAAAAATGTCGAATGAAACTAGATTATCAAAAGGAAGAGGACTAGGATTAATAAAACAAAATTTAGATAATTTAAAAAAGCAATCTAGGCATATAGAGAGCGAAATAAATGATATAATAGCTTCAGAAACTATTCATGAAAAAAATGCTTACGAAAAAGCGCTAAAAAAATATAACGATAGGATGAATGAAGTACTAAAGCGCGACGATGTCCAAAATAAAATCAAAAATAAATACGCGTGTGAGGAAAAAATGTATAGTATTTTTGATAAAGTGAAGGATAACTACAACAACGCGGTTAAAATGATAATGAAACAGCCTATTTCTAAAGAAGAAAAGGAAGAAAAAATTATTAAATTACAGCAAAAAATTCAAGAGGCGTTAGTTAACGACGAAGATAGAAAAATAATGACAATTATTAATGACCAAATGAAGAATTTACCATATAATAATATACGCCTGTTATGTTAATTTTATTGCTAAAATATAAAATATGTCATGTATATTATATAAATGAAGAATATTTGTGCTTCTTGTGTTGGTGTAAATGTAAATAAAATAATTAAAACGGATAATAGTAAAAAACCCAAATGGTTGAAAAATATAGATTATGTAACCGAGTTTATATCGAAAATCCCTGTAAAATCATACAAACAAAAAAAAACTGATACTAAACTAACCGTTAATCTGTCAGAAAGTAGAGGCAACAAGTATGTATTATATTGGGGGGCGGGAGCGAGTAGTGATATTAAAATAAAAGACGCCAAAACCGCATATTCGAATTTTAGTAATTATGGGGTAACAAAAGTAGATAAATATGGTAAGGCTGTATTCTATTTTAAATGCCCACAAGCTTATAGCACAGTAGAAAAAGGAAAAACTAAAAAGGAGACTTTTTATAAACATATACACTTTTCGTTTTCAAATAATATAAATACAAAATGGACAAATCCCGTATATACTAAAATAATAGTATGCGATTTAGGAATGGCACAAACATTAAAGTTATTGAATAATGACGAAATTGTGCTAATTAATGCTCTACCCGCCGAATATTATGCTAAATCTCATATACCAAACTCTTATAATTTACATCATAAGACTATAAAAAAAATGTCTCAGGATGAATTACTACAATGGTTCAAAGATGTAATATATAAAAATTATAAAAATTTAGCTAAATTAATAAAAAAAAACCAAATAAACTTATATGAGGTCCCTATAGTTTTTTATTGTGGAAATAAATCTTGTAACTTAAGTGAAAAGGCGTCTCATGAATTATTAAAAAAGGGATTTGTCAATATAAGAGAATTTAGTGGCGGAATGAAAGAATATGGAAAATATTTTTTATAAAAAATATATACTTATATTAAAAATGTATAAATATATAATTTGCCCACAAACAAAAAAAAGTTACAAAGTTAAAAGTAGACAGGGGACCGAAATTTTATTAAATTATACCAGATATACTTATGAGCAACAAGTGGCTGGCTCAGTAGCACAGCCAGTAAATATAAAAGCAGACATGTCTGCTTTTAAAGATAATCTTTTAAATGAAATTAATGACGCCATTAACAATAATTATGATAAAAATTATATTGACGTTTTGCAAAAAGTATATAAATCTACGGATCCATCAGATTTAATTAGTGAATTAGAGGCTGTTTCAGATAATTTAGGAAAAAAAGATACTTTAGTGAGAGTATCGGCATTGGAATATGCCTATAGAAGTGGTATATCTAACGTTTATGATAAATTTTTAGAAAGTTTAGAAACTAAAGAAGTCCCAGTAATCGCCACTCCTTTACAGGGTACGTCGATTACACAAGATAATAAAACGCGGCATAATAATAACCTTAAAAGACCAAAACAAACAGAAACCAAGTCAACAGATATAGAATTGATTAGGGACGTATTAAAAACACGCGAAGGGATCACTCCTGAACAACAGCAAAAATATAAAGGTTTTATTAAAGCGGTATTGACGGATGAAAACATTATGAAAGAAATATTAGCTGAATTAGTAAAGAATCCGGGATATATGTCTCTTCCAGCATCAGATAAAAGAACAAAAATAATAACTTATTTTAAAAATTACGCAGAAGAGGTTGATTCTATTCAACCCACGGTAACACCAACAACACCCGAGCCCAGACGAATGAATACCTTCTCTAACTCCTCGCCAGGGGAGTTGGTGCAATCAAGAGGAGGTGCGCACAAATCTACCGATAAACCAACTACCGACGAGCATCTTTTATATGTTTTAAATTCTTATAGAATTGTTTCGCGGTTTGTTGAAGCCGGTCATGATTTCCAAAAAGGTTATAGAAATAAAAATTTATTAATATCTATTTCAAATATAGTAAAAAATTTCATTAAGAATTTTTTTCTAAAAACTGAAACCGATAACACAAACGGTTGGACTGAAATAGACTGTTTTAAAGGTCATTTCAAACAAGTATTCTGTGATAACATTAAAATTCCTATAGAGGGGTTTGATGTATTTAAACAGATAACCGATAAAACCCTGGTCGACGCCGAGGATTCAGAGTTTCTTATAAGAAAATTTTTAAACCCAAAGCATTCACAAAAAGAAGCTTCTTCCTTTAACTTTTTTCATAATAACCCATATACAAGTTCATATTTAGCTATAAATGGTATATCGGCGGAAACTCTGAGAAACTATTATTCGCAATACAATTATTTTATAGATTATGGATGTACTAAGAAACACCATTGTATTTTATTTATACATAATTTAGTTAATAAAATAATGGAGATTAATTTTGAGACCAAAACAAAAAAGCAGAAGGGAGAAACAAACGACGCCACAAAATGGAGACGCCGCTTCAATTCTCTAACTAAAGAAACGTACCAAACTGCTCTGAATATTTTAGATAAATCTAATATTACACACTTTACCATGGATTGTGTTTTAGCTGGAAGTTTAGCTGGTAGAAAAACAAAAGACGACAAACATGGGAAAGATGCCCAACTATACGCATTATCTGAATATATGAACAATCATATGACACAGATAGTCCCTATAACAAATAAATGGGATCCCGCGTCTACACCACCGATTGATGAAAATATACCTCCTGGGAGAATAATGTTTGATTCTTTTAGAAAGAGTTCTAGATTGATATTTTATTTAACGGTAGAAGACTACGATAATATACATATCTGGTATAATAAAGAGCGCGTTGATTGGCATAATATGTCTAAGTGGGATTGCGATAATAAAGTACATCACAGGTATTTACAGCACGACGAATTATTCGACGAATATGAAATGCAAGATGGCTCCAGAACTCACAAACAAATGTTACCCTTTATAAGTATAGAACATAGTATACTAAATGGTGATGGGGATAGGGTATATACTTATAATAACTGTGGTGGAGATTATATAGGTAGTTTAAATAAAACCCCGGGTGTTGATGTATGGTTAAGTTTAATGTATTCAGCGAAAGAATATTTAGATAATAAGAAACGGGGGGCATCCGTGCAGAAAACATTTTATGAACAAATCCGAAAAGGTACTTCTAGATATAATAAATTATTTAGAAAAATGACTCTTGGTAAAAACAAATTGGAAGAAAATATATGTGAATGTGGGCATTATTCGACTCATAACACTCGTAATTGTGTAATTTGTGGTAATGTCAAATTGAGAAATGCTGGATTTATTTTTGGCAAGTTAGTAAGTAAATATATAACAGACGCGTTGGTGGAAATAGAAAGTATTAGTAGACAAGGAGCAGGTGATAAAAAAAAATGTATAGACGAATTAGCTAAAAGTGTTATTACGTTTATTTTAGATATGAAAAAATCAGGAGATTATTCTCAAATTAAATGGGGTAAATACTTATATGAGACATCACAGTCAAAGAATTGTCATGTTGTTAATGATAAATTAGCAGGATTGGGCTGTATATTATGTCAATTAAATACAATTACAGGTGGTAAAATGGTAGAAATAAATAGAGATAAACTAAGTATATCACAAAAAGTGTTATCTAAAATAAAAGGAATTGGGGGAGTTAAAGAGGATTATACAAGTCTGGTAGTTTATACTTGTAATGAAAATAAGGATACGGGGTATATATCTAAATTAATGGCAAAAAGGAAAGAGATATTGGACAAATCACTAGATAAATCGACGATTGTTGATGATAATTTCCATAAGTGGTTAATTGGGAAACCTACAGCCGAAATATCTAATGGTTCTCTAAAAGCGTTTATGCTTAAAATAAATGATGATTTACCAATAGATATAGAAGTATTAACTGAGGTAGATAGAGATGATAAGTTAGAGGAGTCATCAGAGGAGATATCGTCTGTGTTGGAAGAACCACCACTTCCTGTCGCCCCCCCTGCAGCAGAAGTCGTCGACGAAGAAGCAGTAACGACACCAAACCCTACTCAAAAATCTATGCCTGCTTTATATATTAAAAGCTCTAAGGAATTAAGAGCTGAACGGTACGCTAAAAGAGTTGCATCCAAAAAGGCGGCTGAAAAGGCGGCTGAAAAGGCGGCTGAAAAGGTGGCTGAAAAGGCTACAGAAGAAGCATATAAAGAAGAAACCATAGAGGAACAAGAAGGGGTTAGTCCTCATGAAACTCCCAGAGAAGAAAGATTCAGAAAAAGAAGTGAAAGAAAGCAAAAACTTATAATAAGCTTATTAGACGAAATTGTAGAAGACGATGGTGATAGTAAAATAGAAGAGTTTAACCAAAGTTCCGATCTTAGTCCAGGGGAGATAATATTAAATAAAACCAAGGCAACTAATGTACATAATGTAGAGGAAAAAATACGCACTTATCGAAAACCCCGCGCGGCTCAGATGCGTGGATCTTATACTGGTGGTTCTACAAAATCCACTATAGATGATTTCATTAATATAGGAGACCATTTAATAGGAAGTGAAAAATATTTAGTAGATTATTTGAAAGAAATAATTATTGATTTAGGCCTGGACCGTTGGACGAAGATTAATGCTATTTTACTTTTACATGAAATAGTTGAATCATTTCATTTATTTAACGAAAGAGTCTTTAGTGATGTTTTATTAATAATTTCAGAAGACATGCGTGGGGAAATCGAATCTGTATGGAAAGAAGATGTAGTATTAATTGAAGAAGCTACACCAAGTAAAAAATATAGCACTTTTATTAAGAGTAAGTGTTCAAAAATTTTGGAAAAAATCCGCGATATGGGACTGAGTGAAGAGAAGATTGAATTGGTCGAAGAAATTTTACAACTATTTAAATCCAATTTAACTCATATAGAGTTGAAAATTGAATATTACTATAAACCCGCCGAATTGACCCCTTCTGTTAAAATAGTTGATACAGGAGAGAGTTCTGGTGAAGAAAAATCGCAACAAATTTTATATAAGGCAGTTTCAGATGCTCCCGGGAATGCTCCATTAAGTTTAGGTGATTGGTGGCATAAAATAGGCGAGGTTAAAGACTACACATGGTCGGAGTTGGACAAACGAGTGCAGGAGGGCAGTGAGGTATTGGGAAATTGGGTTGAAATTACTAATTATGCTATCTTGGGGAGTGATACCGATAATTATATTTATAGTGGGGACAGAGAGATAGAGGAATTATTATCAAAGTTGACCAAATGTGTAACTGAAAATAAAAGATTTTTAGATTTTTTATTAGAAATACTTAGTATTGCGGAGATATTTGGCGAAGCGGTGGGAACTGGATGTGAAGAAGGGGCGGTGGTGGGAACTTCATCTGCTTCGGTTGAAATATGTGAAATAAAAGAGTTATATAAGCGGCTAGTATTTAAAGTGACCAATTTTTTCAATTTATACATTAATAAAGAATTACGCTATGGCGGTAATGTTGGTGTTATTGATAATATAGGCGAATCCATAAAAAAGGAATTAGAAAAAACAATAGGCGTCACCCTACATATGAGTGGTGCAAAATTAAAAGAAGTATACCTCAATATAGATTCAGGGGCACTAGATGTATATACTGGTGAATTGGACATCGGAACGGAAGACGTATTACAAAAATTTTTAAAATTTTATATTTATAGAAAAGATTATGATATTAGAGAGGAGTTATTAAAAAGAATTTTCGACGAAAATAAAGTGCATATATTAGTCAATTACCGTTCACTTAATTTTACAGAATATAATGCTTTATACGACGAAGGACATATGGTAGTCAAATTAATAGATGCTCTGACATATGCTCGGACCATAGTAGAAAAAGCTATAATTATGGAAAAAATTAAATTAAAATTAAAAATTGCGGATTATAACGACGTTATTAAGCAAGATATTACTACAGTCCATATTACTAAAATACTGGCTGTCGCTACCGAATACACCGACGCAGTAGAGTCGTTTGATTATATCCAGCAAAAAAATGGACTGAGAGAAAGTGGTCTTGGAGCAGGCATCCGATCCGTCGATTCAGTAATAACGCAATTGACACAAGATAAAAGGGCGTTTTTTAATATGCAAATAGGATTTCTACAAGGATTGGTCGAACGGTTGAAACTCATTCCAAGTATAAGTGTTTTAGAACTTACGGTTGGGGAATTTATGGCGTTCTTTTATTTAAAAGATATAACATATGATTTAATTAAGGCTGACGAGGTTGACGCCAGAAGTGCCGAGACAGATGATGTGGGGGTGGATTCGGTAGAGCTGGTATTGGGTGAGGGATGAGGTGACTATACCCCTATTTTAATTATTAATAAATATTTATAACTAATATTTATTGATGTAAGATACTTTCTTCGTGGTAAATTATCTAAAGTTTTAATAACACATAATATTTAAATGTGTTGGTGGAAGAAAATATTAAAATTATTTAAAAAAAAACAAACAGCTAATAATGATGGTAGTAGTATCAAAGAACAGAGTGAAGACGATATAGATATTTCTTCACACGACGTATCTGAATCGGTAACCCCTGAGGAACACTCGCACAAGCTATTACCATTAAATATAACCGAGACTATCGCTATAAATAAAGCAGTCCTACCCAATATAAATAATCAGCCCGTTTATCGAAATGTTAAATATATTCATAACCAACTATATGTGGCTGAATTTGAGAATAAAATTATACTTTACTATAATCGGGGAAGATTTCCATTAAAAGGATGGTTTCAGAATTGTATAAATTGCGTGACCCCAACCGGGCAGCTTTTTTTATTTAAAAAATACGGAATGGGTAATATCCATATAAGGATTTGTTCAAAATGCTCCAATCAATTCAATAAGAATCCTTCTTCTGAAAAAAATATACGACTTATTAATGACATAGAACGATGTATCGAATATATTTAAAAAACTTTAAATAATTTCCTGTATCTATATATATATGATTAATATCGGAATCAACGGCTTTGGACGTATCGGTAAACTTTTAGCAAGATTAGTAGTTGAAAATCCCCAAATGAGATTGGCAAATATAAACCATCCTTCCATGACTAAAGCGGATTTTCATAATATATTAAAATACGATTCCGTCCATGGCCAATTTAATATACCTTCATCTGCTAAAATTCATAATCAGTATGAACCAACTGATATAGAATGGGATAACGAAATAGATATTGTTATTGACACTACAGGGAAATTTAAAACACACGACGAATTAATAAAACATAAGGACAATACCGATTTAGATGATAGTGCTATTATAATACTATCAGCTCCTCCACAAGACGAAACCCCTATGTTTGTCTATGGCGTAAATCACGTAGATTATAATTACCAAGATGTAATATCAGCCGCGTCATGCACTACGACTTGTTTGGCTCCTATTGTGGATGTTCTTAATAAAATTTATACTATTAATAATGGTCTGGCTACAACTATTCATTCTGCAACCGCTTCACAGTATACCGTGGATAAATATACTCCTGGTAAAAGAACTGGGAGAACACTTCTGAATAACATCATACCATCGTCCACCGGAGCTGCCAAAGCCATAGGCAAAGTAATCCCAGCATTAAATGGTAAATTAAACGCGGTTAGTGTAAGAGTCCCAGTATCTAATATTTCATTAGTGGATTTATGTGTTAATTTAGATAAACAACCAGGCGTTGAAGAAATTAATGAATTATTTAGAAAATTATCTGAAAAAGAATATTACAACATCGTAGACGTATCCGATGATTTGCTAGTCAGTAGTGATTTCTTAGGTAATTCTTCGAATGCTATTTTAGACGCACCAAGCACTATGAAACAGGAAGACCTATATAAATTATTAATTTGGTATGATAACGAGTTGGGCTATGCTCATAATATTATCAGGTTAGTAAAATATTTAAAATTATAATTAAATAATAAATGATATAAACTTATAATATTTATTATTTAGTAATGAATGAAATATTAAAAAGAGAGAAAATAATAACAGAATGTTTAATTAAATTTCATAATAAAACTAGCTATACACCCATTAGAATGGTAATGATGCCTATGAACCAATGTTTTGTATGCGACGTTAAAAACGACACCAGATCAGAATATATAGATAATCATTTACGTTACAGCCATTATGGTTATCAATATTGTGTTAAATGTAAATGTTTAATAAAAATATTTAAAAGGATATATGAGGATGCCGGCTGTTATATACCATCTAGCAAATTTAATAGAAAAGATTTAAAAAAATTAAAATTTTTACGTATTTCGGGTAATAAAAATATTAATCCTTATATAGAAGTTGGGTGGATAAACTTAAATGAAGCTGATATATTTAGAAAAAGCAGAGACAATAATTTAACAGTATTAATAAATTGGATGGATGAGCAAGGAGTTTTATTTAAAAATATTTCTCTGGAAAATTTAATATTTCATAACCGGGATTACTTTAAATATTCGGCAATTACAAGCCCTTTGAATAAATGTTCATCGTTTTGGAAGAAAATGATACGGAATTCGTTTGATATTTCATCCAGACCATATAAATCATTTGAAATAATTGAAAATAATTTTAAAAATATCCACTTCGATGGTCTAATAAGAGACTTAATTATTGAATTTTGGAAAGGAGATTTAATATGAAAATTCGTTAATAAAATATTATACTATATTAATGAATTATAAATTTTTAATATTACTTTTAAGTTTAATACTAATTGTTTGCGCCTTTCGACCAAGCGTTCATGCTGAAAATTTTAATGATTTTACTGATTATATTTTAAAGGAAAATCCCAAAGAAATATACGACGAGTTCTATTCAAATATCTATAATAAATTATTCGAAAACACATCTAACCCTTCTGCGGAAATTAAAAATTTAATATACGAGACAGTTGATAATAGCAAACGATTTAAAAAGGACAAAATTAAAATATTAGATTTGGGATGTGGGACAGGAAAACATTTACATTTTTTAAAGAAGTATAAATTGAAATGTGCTGGTGTTGATAATTCTAAAAAAATGTTAGAGAAAGCCGAAATTGAAAATCGTTCGGCTCAATTAGTACATGGGGATTTTAATAAACAATCCATTTTCAAAAATAGAGAATTTAGTCATATTTTTTGTCTATTTATGACAGTTTATTATGCACAAGATTTAGAAAAGCTATTAAAAAATGCTAATTATTGGCTAAAGCGTAAAGGTTACTTTTGTGTCCATCTAGTAGAAAAAACACCACACTTTAAGCCAATTAAAAAAAGCTTTGGTGATTTTAACTACTCCAGCACATTGGAAAATAATAAAGAAGAGTCTTTATTTGAGGAGAATTTTTTATTTAAAAATAAATCTAAATTTGTTAAAAACAAACACCATTTAAAAATTAGAAAACCTTCTTATTATAAATTTTTAGCTAAAAAACATGGATTCAGTTATATAAAAAGGATTGACTTACCATCAAATATTTTTGGTAAAAATTTTATTTATATATTTGAAAAAAAATATGGTAAATAATTTATTATTAAATTCTACTATAATATAATAATAAATGAAAGTGGGGGTTTTTTCGAAACATAGTAAGAATTTTTTTAGTAATGGATGTAACCAACAAGCTTTATTTGTGTATGAAACCTTAGATTGTATTGATAGCATTAATTGTACTATAATTACTATGGAACCCGATAAAATAGACAATGTCAGAACAGTAAGTGTAACCGAAAATATTAAGAATCTTTTAAAGTTCAAAGTAATAATTTTCTTATCAAATGCTATAGTTCAAGAACATATATTAAAGCAGTTAAAAGAAGCAAATATCATATTAATAGAATATAATTGTGGTAATTATTATTATATTTTTCAAGAAGATATTATTTTTAATACTCATAAAAAAATCAAAAATATAGATTATTATAAGTATTATGATGAATATTGGTCTATTCCCAATTACAAAAAAGATAAATATTTTTATGAAACAGTATATAAAACCGATTTTAAAACAGCACCATATGTATGGAATACCACTATTATAGATAAATATGCTAATATAAATTATGATATTAACGTTGCTCAGAGTCAAACAAAATATATATTAATAGCAGAACCTAATGTCCAAATAACGAAAACATGCTTAATACCGCTGCTTATATGTGAAAGATTATACAATAATAATATATTTAAAAATATTAAAGTAATCGTTTTAAGTCAGAAAAAAAATGAGGCATTTAAAAAATTTCTTGAAATGTTAAATATTTATAGGGATAAACGCGTCGAAACCTATGACAGACCAGTATTTTTTAATATAATAAAGCAATTTAAAGAAAAAAAAATCGATTTTTATGTTCTTTCTCACCACCAAGACAATCCACTTAATTTTTTGCATTTGGAAACTTTATATTTAGGGTACCCCTTAATCCATAATTGTGGCTGTTATAAAAAAGCCGGATATTTTTATAAGGATATCAAACAGGGTAGTGAAAAATTATTTGAGGCAATCAATAATCATAAAAATATTATTGAGGATTATAATAAAGAATCAGAAAAGGTGCTTTTTAAATATTCGCCAAATAATCCAAACAATATTAATAATTATAAAATTTTATTAGAAAATATTACTAGTAAAGAAATATATAAGGGCATGTCTCTTATCGATAATATAATTGTGAGTCCCACTCAAGGATTTGGTAATCGAATAAGATTTCTAAATACAGTTTATCAAATAGCCAAATACTTTAATAAAAAATTATATATTTTATGGCAAGACGAAGAATGTTGTCACGTAAACTTAGAAGATATTATAAGTGATATACCTGGTGTAGAAATATTAAAAGTCGCTATAAATTCCCTAGATTATTTATATCATGGTCATAAGCATTTAAAAGATATTATAAATCATGTCCCAGATAGAAAATATGATTACTTACTATTAACTGGTGGGCATGAATTTAAATTAGATGAAATAGATCAAAATAGTTTTATTAAAAATAAAGCTATCTTTTATAAAAGTATTATTTGGTCTGATACTGTAAATAATTTAGTTAGCGGTTACAAAAATAAATACAATTTAGATAAATATGTAGCTGTTCATTATAGGGGTTATTCTGAAAAATATGATTCAAAGGACATAAAGAA